TCACCAATCTCCAAGTCGCTGGCTGAAGGAGCGTCACCCGCTGTTGCGCTTCGCTTTAGCTTTACCGTGTTTGCCATTGACCTGTCTCTCTAACTTGGCGACTTTCGCCATCAATTCTTCGCGCTTGAGGGACAGTTCAGAGTTTCTTTCTGATAAGTCCTTCTCTCGTATTTTAGCAGCTTTCAGTTCTTCGACAACCGCTGCCAAACCTTCGGCGTTGTTATCTCGTTCTTCCAGCGTTTCACGAGCCTGCTCCACCATTTTTTTAAGGGACGCTATGGTTTCAACTGAAACACGATACTTAGCTTCAAAGTCAATCGCCCTTCCTAAGATTTCTCCGACAAGGCCTTCATACGTCTGTATGACCGCCTTATCAAACGGTTCACTCATTAAAATGTTCCACCATCAATCGTTTTATTATCCAGCGTCTGCGTATGGTCAGCGAATACGAATGTATCATTGCCCGTCAGCAGGGGAAGGGTTACCGTGCGATCAGCAGCCAGTTCAGAGACAGCGAAGACATATTGATGGTTTGCGCTGGTATCGTTGATTTGTGGCGTTGTAAGCGTGGGGCTAGTCAACGTCTTGTTGGTCATTGTCTGCGTATCGCTTGTGCCAACAATGTCACCAGCAGGGGCGTGCTTACCGTCCAGCAAGTCAGCGTTCAAATTGCTGACAACCGTGGTTGATGCAATGCTGAATGGCGCTGTGCCAGTAGACAATGAAGACGTTATCTGGCTGCTTGCTGAGATTGATGTGAAAGCGCCAGTAGAAGCAGCGTTAGCGCCGATAGCCGCGCCATCAACGGAGCCGCCATCTATGTTTACATTTGAACCGAGGTCAACCGTGCCACTAGCGTAAAGGTTTGAAAACTTCTTGCTGGATGTGCCGAGAGAAATCCCACCATCCGCAGCAGGGGCAATCTCTGTTCCAGTAATGTTAATCTCGTCAGAGCCGCCAATTTTAATATCAATTTGGTCATCGGTGTCCGCTGTAATGCTTGTGTCGGCATCAGCATCCAAGATTAACTCATTGCCGTTCATATCCAATGATGTAGCAACGGTAGCGGCGGTAATTGTCGGGCTGCCCGCAATATTACCTTCGATATTAGCTTTCAGGGTAGCTTTATTAAAGCCTGAGTCCGTTGTATCAACGGTTGATGTGGGTTCAGCACCAACGCCATCAAACAAGATAAACGCGCCGCTGTCAGATGCGTCACGGACAAAGCCAGCGTATTTGTCAGAGCCATCGTTATATTTAGCATAAAAACCAGTGTCAACAGAATCAGAGGAATTGTCTTTGGCATACTTCACCAACGGGTCGGAGATTGAAACCGTGGTTGAGTCAATGGTTGTGGTTGTGCCTTGAACATCAAGATTGCCTGTGACGGTCAGGTTGCCGCTGAACGTATCATTGGCATCTGAACGAAGGAATGAACCCTCCCCGCCAATGACGCGGATGTTATCTGAATTGTCACGATAATAGAGTTTCTGGTCGCCCTCAACAAACGCCAACTCACCACGCGCTATGTCGCTTGATGTCGGTGCGGTTGTGTTTACCGTATTGCGTTTAATCCTAATTGTGCTGGCCATTTTTAATCTCCAAATGTTCCGCTGTCTATGACGGTAGTATAAACGAAAGCGTCCGTCGTCGCATCATATATTAACAAAGTGTCATCTGATGTAGGCGCTTCGCTTGGTAGCCCCTTGCCGCCAACCGCTTGCGGACCAGCTGGACCTTGCACCCCTACTGAAACAACCTTAACGCTACCTTGATTGACGGTTACACCGTTCAATGTTTGTTGGATGATAACCTTGTTCTGACTACTCATCGCGTCACCTCTGGGCTAACCTCAACAGTGCCTTCAACCAATCGCGTGACTATTGAGGTGTTTACCAATTCAATATCATAGACCGCCTCAACCGTGTCGAGGGTTGCCGTTACTGAAGCAGGGATAGAAATAGTAACCGTTCCAGCACTTCCGCCAAGCGTGATATAGCCGTTCTCTGTGGTTGCTTCTAGGATTGCATTTGAGTCGTTCATGCGCTTGCGTATCTGCATGCGGGCAGTGTAGCCACTCAAGTTAATTACCGCATCATTCGCGTCGGTATAAGTCAACACTAGGGAGAGCGTGCTGCCTTTTTCAATCTTCATATGGTAAGTTCCAGCCGCCACTTTATTCCCCTACTACTTTGATTTCTTTGTTGTCCGCTTCCCTTTTGCGGGTTGTTCTTTGGTTTCGGGGACAGCTTGGTTGCCACCCACCTCATTAGCCACGCCTGCTTCAATAAACGATTGCGCCAGCGTCTTTTGCCAATCTTCTTTTAATTCAAGTTCTTCACCGACCATATAGTTGCGAGTCTGAGAACCATGTTCATTAGACGCCCCGATGGACGATTTAATCATTACGATTTTAGCCATTATTGACTCCTATAGATGTGGGGGCGACCCGAAGGCCACCCCCTAAGCACCCTTATGAGGTAGCGTGCTTCAGGACGCGCATAGCTTCCGAAAGAACGACCTCACCACCTACGCGGCGGCGTGCAAGATAACGCACGTTGCCAGAGGCAGCTTGGCTATACGGGTCACGAAGAACCGACAGAGCCACACGGTCAACAATCATGTAACCACGGCGGAAGTCACCGAAGATAACTGATTTCGCGCCAGAGGCGGCATCAGCAACATCAGCAGCTTCAACGTAGGCATGACCCAAAATGGTGTTAGGCAGACCAGATTGGCCGCTGAAACCAGTTTGGAAGATATACTGACCAGCAGTATCTTTCAGCTTACGAATGACACCCAAAGTGGTGCGGTTCAGCATGAAAGAAGCATTACGAGCATACTCAGATTTCAAGCCGTGAACCAAGTCCATCAGGTTGTCCGTGGTGATAGCAGCAGAGGCAGCGCCAGTTGCAGTGTGAGAAACGGTAGTGCCATCGGTGATGCCAGTCGGTTTGTTCGTGCCGTTACCAGCGATGAACGCATTGCCTTCAGCTTTTGCAAACTGTTCAGCAAACTCAGTGTTCATCTCAGCTTCCAAATCAAACACGCTGTCTTCCAGCAGAGCAGACGAGATGTCAACCATTGCATAGAGTTCATGTGTCGGAATGGTGTTCAGGCTGGTTGAGTAACCAGTGGTTTCAGAACGTGTGCCACCTTCAGCAGTCCAAGCAGCAGCAAAAGAAGCGGTTTTAGAAGGCACTTCAATTTCTTTGTTGCTTGTTTGACGAACACGGGCAACTGAGCGAACAGGGCTGATTTCAGTGATAACTTTAACCAGTTCTTCAACATACTCAGCAGGAGCAAGGTTGCCAGCCGTGGCAGCAGTGCCAACAGTCAGAGCCTTAACTTCTTCAGGCGACAAAGCGTCTTCGCCCTTACGCAGCCATGTTTCAAACGTGGCAACTTGGCGGTCAGCAGCTTTAACTTCACCAGCATCCATTTCAGGGCGCTTGAGCAGTTTTTCAAAGCTATCCAAACGGTCATCAACGCCTTTTTGGAACTCAACTTGTTGAGTCAGCTTTTGGTTGATGTCTTCAAATTTGTCGAGATCAACTTCGATATTTTTAAGTTTTTCTTCGACAACTGGGTCAGCAGACCCTTTTTCCTCAATCTGCTTGAGGCGCTCATCGTTGGTGGCTTTGAATTCCTCAAAGGCTTTGGCCATCTCAACGACTGCATTTTCGACTTGTTCAGTCATTTTCAGTCTCCATTTTTTAGGATTTGAGTAAAGGCGCTCATCGCCTCTACCAGTTTAGATGACTCCTCACCAACATCCCGCTGGTCTAAAGTCTTAGTCAAGGCCGCAGCACCAGCTTTGGCCTCATTGCGAGAGAGTCCGCCTTCATCCCGAAGGAAAGATTCCCACTCACGAATAGTGCGGTCAGACTTCACTGCTTGAACCCGCGCTTTGGGGTTCATTGGGAAGGTAACGGCACTAATTTCCATAAGGTCAACTGACTTCAGATAACGGCGTTTCTTCTTGTCATCGTAGTCATAACCTTTTGCGTCCACACGGTAGCCAATCGACAGTCCGTCAATCGCTCCCATTTTCATGAGTTCATAAACCTCACGGCCTCGCTGCGTGCCGAGAGCCAATCGACCCTTCACGCGCAAGCCACGAGCGTCTTCTAAGATTTCATCATAAACACCGATAGGCTGCTTCGCGTCATGCTGATACAGCATTTTGACACCCTTAGCGCCACGGCGTGCAATGCTCTTGGCGAAAGCACCTTCTACAACGACATCATTGCCCAAATCAGCATTGCCGAATACAGAAGCATAGCCCTCAAAAGCACCGTCCTCATTCTCATCCTGAATAGCCTTAATCTCGGCCTCAATGTCGAACTTGCCTTCTTCATATTCAATGGCTTCTTCGTTCTGGTCGCTCATATCCTGTTCCTTTCCGTCTCGGAAACTTGTCATGCACACAGCGACCCTCTGGTCTTTGTCTGGGTATTCCGCCCCCATCTTGTCATCGCTCATGCAACGCTCCATAAAGGCTTCTTCAGCTTCACCTGAATTTGGCTTCGGTAATGGCATAATATACCCTTTCTCCAGTTATTTTACAATCGTTCCACATTTGTTTCAACCGAACCTAATTATATTCCTTCCAGTAGGTCGAAATCAGCTATGGCATCACCTTCCATCAATTT